CGGTAAGTCTGTTGGTGGCGCTGGATATATGGTTCGTCTCATCAGAGATAGAAGAATGTCTATAAAAGATATTGTAGACAAGCTCAACAGTATCAGTCCTATTCGTGGAACTGGTTTTAGAAAAGACGAGTATGTCCCTCTAGGAAAAGAAGCCATCCAAGACGGTACTACTGGAACCTTTGGTAAAGGTAGAAATAATGGCGGACAACTAGCAGATCTTAATTACACTATTAACAATGGTGTTCTGGAGCTACCTAACTCAAAATCATATCTAGATTTCCTTGTAAAAGACCCTGTGTGGATTGTAAAGAAGGGTAAAAACAAAAAGGGAGAAGAAGTAGAGTTTAGAGTAGCTACCGTAAACTTTACTAAAGATCAAGAAGATGAAATTCTTACTTTAATCAATGATATTCGCCGCTGGGTACAAAACTACGCTCCAAGAATTCCTATTGACACTGAAGTAATTACTGCACACAAGTCAAAGGGCAAAGAGTGGGACCGTGTAAAGCTTCACGACGACTACAAGCAGCCTGAAATTAACGATGAAGGAGAGATGGAGCTCCCAGATGATGAGGAGCGTAGAATCTCTTATGTTGCAGCTACTCGTGCAAGAAAAGCTCTAGATATAGGTGACAACCTAAAGTGGATCTTTGATGTTACTTCAGAGGATGATGAAAAACCAGAGATAACCGAGATTGAAAATCTTCTTGGTATGACAGTAACTCCAGATCCAGAGCCTGTAACCCCTGAAGAAATTGGCACTGAAGTTGTCAAGGCTAGAAAGATTACCGATCAAAAGACTCTAGAAGTTGCTAATAGACTTATTGAGCTTATTGAAAAGGGCGTTGTCCCTTGGACTAAGGGATGGTCTGGTGGAGGCTTCCTTCCAACAAATGCAAAATCAAACAAGGCTTATCAAGGAACTAACACGCTAGCTCTTTGGGCAGCAATGCATTTAAATGATTGGACAGACCCTAGATTCTTAACCTTTAACCAAGGTAAAGCTTTAGGTGGTTATGTTCGAAAAGGCGAAACTGGAACAAAGATTCTAAAGCCTAACGTTGTTACTAAAGAAGTAAAGCAGCCAGATGGAAGTATTAAAAAAGAAGGCTACATTTACTTTACTGAAATCTCAGTCTTTAACGTTTCTCAGTTTGAGAAACTAGATCTTCCACCTCTAGTAAAGAAAGACCCAGTTCCTGTACTAGATATTGAAACTAAAATACTAGAGTCATACAAAGACCATCCAGAAATTATTTACAGGCCTCAGGATGGAGCTTTCTATCGTCCTTCCGAGGATAAAATTTACTTACCTTTAAGAGAGCAATTTGATACTAGTCAAACCTTTATTGAAACTCTTTTCCACGAACTAGGTCACAGTACAGGACATATTTCACGTTTAGGTAAAGAAGGAAAGCGCAAAGATCTTCAAGATAATTATGGAGATCACAGAGCAAGCCGCGGTGAAGAAGAGCTTATTGCAGAAATTACTGTCGCTCTTATTGCTGCAGAGTTTGGTGTAGAGATTGACTGGGGCAACACAGCTTCATATGCACAAGGCTGGTTGAAGCCTCTTCAGGATGACCCAGGAATGATTATTGTTGCTGCAAAGCAAGCTCAAGATGCAGTTAACTGGATGCTAGGTATAAAGCCAGGAGATAACGATAATCAAGAAACTCCACAAGCTGGTGAAGGTGTTGGTAGCGAAGGTCAAACTGGAGAGCAAATTGCTGAGCAAGCTCCTACAACTCCAGAAGTAACTCCTGAACCAAATGTTGGTGAGCAGGGGCAGACTGGAGAAGAGATTGCTTCAAAAGCTCCAAAAAATAAAAATACATCTGTAGAATCTACAAAAATTACTATTGATGGTGAAGAATACGATTTGTGGGACGACATCACATATGATCGTACTTCAGATGAAGGATCAAGTAATGCTCCACTAGAACAAGCACACGGGATATTTGCTTCAAGAATTCTAGATGGACAAGAACTAATAAAAGATAGAAATGAAATCGGTAAATACATTTCTGATACATTAAAAAAGTATGGATATGGAAACAAACTATTCTACTTAGCTGGAGGTTCTGTAGCTGATGAAATGCTTGGACAAGACCCTAGAAAGGGTGGTTCAGGTGTCGAAGCTGGTGTAGGTCTTGCAAATAGCGCAGCATTTGCAGATGGAGATCCTTTAAAGGGCGTTGAATTCCCTGTAGTTCTAGTTAGGAAGAGAGGAATTTCTAAGATAGCTTTGCTACACGAAATTGCTCACCTTATGGAAGCTGGATGGAAGTCCAATACTGGAGGAGGCCATAATAATAATTGGCATCAAACCTTCTTAACACTTCTACGACAAGAGGGTTTCCAAAAAGAAGCTAATCTATTAGGATTAGCTATTGGAGAAATGAAAGGAGAGACAGGTGTTATCAATCCCTGAAGATATGGAAAAGGCTATTATGCCAAAAATTTTATCTGATACTCCAGAGTCGTTTCCAGCGCAAGAGATTTCTGAGGAAGATTCTGAAGATAAGGATAATGTATAATGAGTCTTAAAGATAAAGAGCTATACACCGAAACAGTGGTTGCCGCATATAAAAGACTCATGGATATTGTTTTCTATGATGCTGCAGCGGACACTGACGATGAACCTGAAAAGGAAGAGGATAAATGAAAACCGTAGTGGTTAAGTCCTATCCTGAAGAAGGTATGGCTCTTGCATATCTAAAAGGCGATGACATTGTAAAACAATGTGTTTTTTATAGTGAAAAATTTGGAATTCGTACTCTTATAGATGGTAAGTGGCGTTCATATGCAGAAGGCGATGTAAGTCTTGATGGAAAGTCTTTTATTTACATAGAGCCAGCTGACTATAAAGTTGTTCGTGAGATGTTTGAAAAAGCAACAGCTGCTGGTAAATATCTTACATATAAAGATGTAGAAAAATATAGAGTTGACTATAAATTAAAGAAAGCTATTACTGCTGCTGTAGAGACATCTGAAGGATGTCCTCCTGCAACCCAAGATATCGGTACTAACCTTGATAATCGTAAGAACGCTATTGACACCGCTATGTATGGACCTCTTAACCCTCTAGAGCCTAACGATGAGTATTGGGAAGCGATTGCTGACGAATGGTCAGTAGATAAAGAGACTGCAAAGAAGCAACTTTGTGGCAATTGTGCTGTATTTATTCAGACTCCAAAGATGCTTGATTGCATAGCTTCTGGGCTTGGCAATGAAGAAGGAAATGATGCTTGGGGCTCAATCGAGGCTGGAGATTTAGGGTATTGTGAAGCATTCGACTTTAAATGCGCTGCATCCCGCACATGTCGTGCATGGGTCGCTGGTGGACCAGTAACAGAGGAGAGCAAGTAATGGACTATATTGGCCGTAATGGGTCTAAGGTACTTTTTGTCTCTGAAACTCTAGGCACAGTCGTAGACGAATTTCAAAATGTTGTTCTTGAGTTAGATCTTAAAGAGCCTTTGATTGCAGCTACCTACTGGGACAGTGAATCCGATAGACCTACTGGAACTGCAGTAGAGCTTGCAGCAGCAGCTCTTACAGATTTAGATATTAAAGTTTTTTCAAACAATGATCGTATGTACACAATTCCAGACTCAGTAGTTGCTGAAGCAAAGCGTGGTCTAGAGTGGCGCAAGGAAGAAAACCGTGGCGGTACATCTGTAGGTCTTAACACTGCCCGCACACTTGCTCGTGGCGGACAAATCGGTATCAAAAAACTTCGACATATTGCAAAATATTTTCCACGTCACGAAGTAGATAAAAAAGGAACTGGTTACAAGCCAGGACAAAAAAATTATCCATCAAATGGCCGAATTGCGTGGGCTCTTTGGGGTGGAGATGCTGCTCGTTCATGGGCGTCTGCAATAGTAGAACGTGAAAATAAAAAAGCTAAGTCAAATTCAATCATTGCTGGTGGTCTAGATCCTATGGATTATGAGATGCCAAAGAGAGTTAACTACGATTCTTTTATTGTTTCAAAGACGATGCCTGAGGACAATGTTATTGAATTCTTTGCTCGCATTCGTTTAGATGGATCTGGTATTGATCGACTTTATAGAATTGAGCCAGCTGGTCACATCTATGTCTGGGACGATGGTGACTGGGATGACATGGGTATGCCAGACGCTGACATGTCTATGTACGACAAAGTTCTTGATGACCCTAATGATGGAACTCCTTGCGGACATGTTCCAGTAGACACAGAAACTGCACTTTTTATTGCAGCACTTCTTGACAACGAACCTTTTATTGCACATAAGGTAGATAAGATTTATCCAGAAGAAAGCAAGATGTATGAAGAAGCATCACCCGATCTTGATTGGGAATTGTTAGATGATGTAGCTCTTCAAGATGAGATGTCTGACTCTTGGGATTTCTTTGACGACAGCCTTACTGCTGCTGGAGAAGGTGCAACATCAGGTAAAGGTGACGGAATTGATACTCCTGCAGATAAAGCAGCACGAGCAAATGTTCAATTGCGGGATAAATCAGGAAAATTTGCAAAGATGGGTGGACGTGTAGTAATTGGTGGTAATGCAAAATACCAAGGAAATATTCGTTCGATGGATGCAGCTACACAGACTGTTAAGGTAGAGCTTAATAACGGAAATACAGTAGATGTTCCTGCAACAATGACAGAACCTTTAGAGTCATACACTCCAATCCCTACTGCTGTTGCAGAAGGGGAGTTAGATACTTCTGGAATTCTTGGTGAGCCTCGTACTCCTATGGATTCTCCTGTTCGTATGCCAGGAACTCTTCCTCCACTTAATGCAGCAAATCTTAATTTAATGCTTACAAATTACCCTCAGTGGGTATCAGAGCAAAGACTTTCGCCAGATGTTTCTCCAGTATCTTCTAATCAACCTTCTGGTTCAGGAACTGGAACAACACCTAGCCAACCAAAAGCACCAGCTAGATCTGAAAACCCTTTAGCAAAGTATTATCCTCAACTGAAGAGTGGCGCAGAGATGAAAGCAGTCAATGCCTACAATGTTGCAAATCTTAAGGATTGGTTAGCTGGAGATAAAACTGGAAGAAGAACAGCTCCTCCATTTATGGATCCAGCTAAGAATAAAAAATATGTTGAAGAAAAAGGAATTGACAGTCCTTGGTTAGATTCTAAAGGAAGAGCTTTAAAAGCTTCTGCAGAAGATAAGATGCTAACTCCAGAGACTTCAGATGTTGCAATTATTCATATGGCAATTGTTTCACCAGATGATCCTCAAGCAGTTATGGATTTAGTAGCCCTACACCCAGCTACAAAGAACACAATTGAGCCTACTACTTATAGTAGAAAAAAGGGCCAATGGGTACATGACCCACAAGTTTTGATGGACCTTAAGAGTGCTACTCCACCTCCAGTTATTGTTTTAGATGACGCAACTTTGCTTGATGTTATAGAACAAATTGACAATAAAGCAATCACTGCCGCTGGTGGTTTAGATCGTAACCGTGGACAAGCAGAGAAGCTTCGTCGTTATTGGACCTATGGCAAGGGTGCAGCCAAGATTCGTTGGAAGACTCCAGGAGATTGGACTCGCTGCTACAAGCAACTTGCAAAGTACATGGGTCCTCGTGCTAAGGGCTACTGCGCTCTTCGTCACAAAGAGATGAATGGCTACTGGCCAGGAGATAAGAAGAACCAAGAAATGGGTTCTTTTAATGTCAATACTTTGCGTGATTATGATGAACTTCTGAGCACTTTTGCTATGCGTGCTAAAGCAGCGGACGCTAGAGCCAGAGTTATGACTGCTGGTGGAGATATAGAAAGTCAAGACGGATCAGAGTTCTTCATCCCCCTTGTTATCCCTGAAGAAGTCGAGTCTGGAGATGGAAGAATTATTAACAAGGGAGCTCTTTCTGTAAGAGAACTTCCGCTTCCACTTTTATGGCAAATTCAAACGGGAGAAGGCCATAATGGTTCTGTCGTAGTAGGCAAAATTGTTGAAATGGATCGCACAGACGGTGGTATTGGAAATGCCCGTGGTTATTTTGATAAGGGTTCATATGGACAAGAAGCTGAACGATTAGTTCGTGGTGGTTTCATTCGTGGAGTTTCGGCAGATCTCGATCAATTTGAGGCTTTCCAAGAATGCTCAATTCAACTCGCCGATGAGCTCGGCGGAGAAGAGGAAGAAGTGAATATCCCTGACGGCGTATATGTCGAAGGAGTGAATCCTCTCGATGCTTCGGCGCTTGTTGCTTGCGGAATGATTGCAGGTGCAATTCCTGTTGTTCCACCAAAAGAGTGGTTCAATGATCCAAAGCTAACAACTGCAACACCACTTACTGTTGACGATGACGGACGTGTTTACGGTCATATTGCGGCTTGGCATGTTGATCATATTGGTATGAGCATGGGAACTAAACCTCCACGCAGTCGTAGTAAGTATGCATATTTCCATACAGGTGTAGTTCGTACAGATGATGGTACAGATGTACCAGTAGGGCAATTAACTCTTGCGGGGGGACACGCATCACTAGAAGCATCAGCCTCTGAAGCAGTTCGTCACTACGATGACACAGCATCTGCAATTGCAGATGTACATGCTGGAGAAGATGCCTATGGTATTTGGGTAGCTGGATCAGTTCGTCCAGGATCTACGCCAGAACAAATTCGTGCACTTCGTGCATCAGCTCCATCAGGTGACTGGCGCCCAATTAAAAATTCACTAGAACTAGTTGCTGTATGTCAAGTAAATGTTCCAGGATTCCCAATAGCTCGTGCTCGTGTTGCATCAGGATCTGTTATGGCTCTTGTTGCTGCTGGTGCAAGTGTTCTTGCACAACTAAAGAGCGATCCACTTCTAGAAATGAAGGGTCGTATCGAAGCTCTCGAAAAGCCACAAAAGGAAGCATTGATTGCTTCAGCAAATGAAGCTCGTGCTCGTATTCAAGCTTTTCAGAATGAGCAACTTGAGCAGAAAAAAGCTCTAATTGCTGCAAAGGTAGCAAAGGTAAAAGAAGATTCAGATCTTGATTATGACTATATGAATGAGATGTTTGACGATAACCCAGAAAATGAAATGGCAGTTATCTCTCGCAAGACTCGCATGCGTCTAGCTGAAGAAGGAAAAGCACTTCCAGACGGTTCATATCCAATCCGTAATGCTCAGGATTTAAAAAATGCTGTCCGTGCCTATGGTCGCTCAAAGCCAGGTAGCCGTGGCAAAGTAAAGCGCCACATTATGAAGCGTGCCATTGGTCTTAATAAGGAAGAAATCATTCCAGAAAACTGGAAAGGTGCAGCATCTAATTTAGATGAAATTGTTGTCACTATGAAAACTAGAGCAACTTTTGCCGCAGCTTCTCTGAATTCAGAAGCAGTTTTTTCTACAAAGGAATTCGCTGATTTGCCTACTGAAGAAGATATTGCAGACCTTACAGATGAAGAAATTGAAGCTCTTAAGGAAGAAGCAAAAGCTCGTAAGGCTCAGGAAAATGACGGCATTTCTCGTGATGAAGATGGTCGTCCTAAATACACTCCTGACACCCAACCTCGTGATGCTTCAGGAAAGTTCCGTCAGGTACTAGCCCGTATCAAGCAGGACCTCGGAACATCTGGTCTAGACCGTGTTCTAGACAAGATTGAAGAGGCTGAAAACTTTGATAGCACTGGCGATTACGCTGGAGCAGCTAAGGCAGCCTCAGATTTACTCGGAATTATTGACCGTTTGGACACTGGAGCGCTAAATGCTGAAGCTTTAGAGAACGTCCGAATCAGCGCTGGAGAGCTTGGAAAGGTTATTGCTAACCTCCCATTTGCCTTCGGTGAAGAAGCAGAAAAGATCCGCTTCTCAGATGTCCCACCAGCCCTAAAGGATTTGATGAAGGACATGATTACCCGTGTAGAGGACAAGATTGGTCAAGAAGACGCCGATATTGCCACAGCGGACCTAAAGAAATTCATCTCAGGAAGCGAGCTCTACAACCAGTCAGAGATCTCCTCCCAGATGGCAAAGCTTCTTCGCTTACTTACCTAAGTAGAAGATAATCGTACAAATAAACATATAAAAAATAATGTACTATATAAATCAGGTGGAGTGCCTCCACGCATCTAATGCGTCTGTGAGTCCCTCGGCCTCGACTGATAAGCGAGACGAGAAGCCTTAACACCTTCTTGTCGTAACTGGCCCGGAAAAGGAACAGTAATGGACCAAATTAAAGAATCATTTGATTCCTTGGCTGAACTCTCTGACGACCAAGTCACTGAACTTCAGAACAAGATCATCAAAGAATTTGAGTCTGTAGAAAAAGAAGATCCTACTCCGCAATCAGTTGACGCAATGTCGTCATTAGCCGACATGCTTGACACCGTTCGTGGTGAATTCAAGCGACGCGAGGCCGCGGTTCAAGAGCTCGCACAGCGGGCAGCAGAAGCAGCCTCTCGTGTGTACGGCGAAGACAAAGAAAAGGACATGGAGTCCGATTCCTCTGAGGAAAAGAAAGAAGAAATGCCAGCAGAAGCAGAAGAGATGGCAATGCCATCTGAAGATGCTAAAGAAGACATGCCTTCTGAAGAAGTTCCTGCAGCCGAAGCTCCTATGGCAGAAGAAATGCCAGTAGAAGAAGAAGCACCAACTCCAGTGATGGATGAGGAAAAGAAAAAGGAAGAGGAAAAAATGTCAGAAGCGTCAATCGATGCAGATAAGACCGTCGAACTTTCGACAGAATCAAATGAAGTTGTTACCGAAGCAGCTGCCGCTGTAGAGGCAACCGCTGTTGTAGCTGACGGTGCAGAAGATGCACCAGCAGAAGAAGCAGCACCTGTTGAAGCAGCAGAAGCTGCTGAAGCAGTTGTAACAGAAGCAGAAGCAGTAGTTGAAGATGCAGCAGTTGTTGCAGATTCAGAAGCTGCAGTTGCAGAAGTTACAGAAGATGCAGAAGCATCAATCCAAACACAAACAGAACCTACAGAGGTTCAAGAAAAGATGGAGGCACCTGTGACCGCCGCTGCTGATAATGCAGACAACCTCAACATTGAGGTCCCCCCGGCTGACCGTCGCCCTGTTGCACAGGCATCTGTAGCTCCCGTGGCAATCACTGCGGGTGCTGACATTCCTGGCTACACAGCTGGCAGCCCAATGAACGACATGCATGATGTCGCTTCAGCGTTCGAAAAGCGTATCCACGCTCTACGTCGCGTAAATGGTGGAGATGGAGAGCAACACATCGTTGCATCTATCGCTACTCAGTACCCAGAAGAGCGCATTCTTACTCAGGATGCAGAATCTAACTGGGCAAAGGTTCAGGCCGTAACTGGTCCTGAAGCACTTGTTGCATCTGGTGGCCATTCAGCGCCATTCGAAGTTAAGTACGACATCTTTGGTCTAGGTACCACTGCTCGTCCACTTCGTGATGCACTTCCAAAATTCCAGGCAGACCGTGGCGGTATCCGCTTCGTAACTCCACCAGTACTTAGCTCATACGCTAACGCTGTTGGAATCTGGACCGCAGCAAACGATTCAGCAGAAACACCAAGCCCAGCTTCAAAGTTGAGCCTAACTGTTTCAGCTGCTTCAGAGAACACTGTCGCAACTGATGCTGTAACACTACAGCTACAGTTCGGTAACTTGATGACTCGTGCATATCCTGAGTTGATCGCTCGTCACAACGAGCTTGGTTTGATTCAGCACGCTCGTGAAGCAGAAGGACAGATCTTGACTCGCCTAACAGCATTGTCAACAGCTGTAACTTCAACTTCACTAATCGGTGTAGCTCGTGACTTCCTAGTTCAACTAGGTCGTGCAGCAGCTAACTACCGTGGTCGTCACCGCCTAGAGGCAGATGCTCCACTTCGCGTCATTGCTCCATACTGGATCAAGGATGCAATGGTGGCAGATCTTGCTATTGCAGCACCTGGCGACAGCACACTTAATGCAGCCGCAGAGATCGATGGTTACATCGCATCTCGCAACATCAACATTACCTACCACATCGATGATTTCACCGATGCACAGGGTACTGGCGCAATGAACGAGTTCGGCGATACTTTCGTCTGGTACATGTTCGCAGAAGGAACATTCTTGTTCCTTGATGGCGGTACATTGGATCTCGGTGTTATCCGTGATTCCACCCTTGTTGGAACCAACGACTACAAGATGTTCGTTGAAACCTTCGAAGGTGTTGCAAAGGTTGGCGTTGAGTCACTCAAGGTCACATCAACCATCTCTGTTAACGGTGTAGCAGCAGCTCTCCGTGAAAACTAGAAATGGCGTTTAGAGGAATCTATCCAGCACCAGATTTGGTTCACGCACCTTGCGGACTTCTAAGTGTCGCTCGGGTTATGACTCACACCACCGCAAATTACGATGAGCGCTGGGTTCGTGGATTTTCATACGAATTTGATTCACAACCAGAAGTAGAACTATTTACAGTTAACGACGCCACAATTACTGGCGGTACTGTTGGAACATCTACTCTTCCACAGTTTAAAGAATATGACCCATTCTTCATTCAAGTAACGGATACTCGTTCTTACTTTGGTATTAATGGAGAAGATCGTTTTGCAACTGCAAAGAAGCAGTTAGAAGTAGTAACACAGAAGGCAGTCGAGCTAGAGCTTTGGGAAGGCGTAGCATCAATTGCTGAAACAAATGGGAACGACTTTTTAAGAAAAACAGGAGCAGCTACAGTAGTAAATACTGGTGCTTTGGCTCCAGCAACAGCACTTATGCTGTTAGAACAAGCGATTTCTTCATCACCAGCAGGAACAAACGGAGTCATCCATATGACTCGTGATGTTGCGTCGATCTTAGGATCACGTCTCATCTACTCCCCAGCTGATGGAGGAAAAACAGGTAAAGCAATGACACGCTTAGGTACAGAAGTAGTCATTGGTTCTGGTTACACAGGTGCTGGTCGTCTTAGCGACTCAAACACCACTGCGTCTGCTTCAAATAAGTGGATGTTTGCAACTGGCCCTGTTGATGTACACCTAAGCAAAATTGAGATTGTGAATGAGAATCTTGGTCAAGGTTCAACTGTAAGCACAAACACTAATGACTTAACAGTCAAAGCAGTTCGTGCAGCAGCGGTATACTTTGATCCAAGCATTTTCTACACAATTCGTCTAGCACTACCAACAACCTAGTAAGAAATAAACAAAGGAGAACACTGGAATGGCCACTCAGGACTATGCGGCTAGCGTCCAAGGTGTGGCGATCCGAGTCACCAGACTGGACGCCGCTGGAAACCTGCTCAATGGTGCAGGAGACAGCTACACAACCTCGGCGTTCCTCCGCACATCATTCACCCCTGAATATGAAGAGGGTGACGAAATCGTTGAGAAGTCAGCAGACGGTACTGTATGCGTGTCATACAAAGCCCCTGACACACTTAAGCGAATCACAATGGAGCTTGCAATTTGCGAGCCAGATACAGAGCTTTCACAACTAATCTCTGGCGGTTTGTTGCTTCGCAAGAACTTCGGTTCTTATGCATCACCACAGAACAAGTCAGTCGGTTGGGCCGCACCTTCCGTCGGCGATGATCCTTCAGGCAACGGTGTTGCTCTTGAAGTATGGTCATTTGCTGTCGCAGATGGTCGTCGTGCCGCAACTAACCCATACTTCCACTGGGTATTCCCATACGCAAAGCTTCGCCAAAGCGGAGACCGTGTAATTGAAAACGGAATGCTTGCAACCACATTCGAAGGTTATGGACTCGGAAACGTAACATTCGGTTCTGGTCTAGATGGTCGTTGGGAGTATCCAGTAGCTTCTGAGCGCTCATACTCATATGCACGCACAGACTGGGCACCATCAGGTCTTAAGGGCTTCTATCGCTGGTTCGATAACTCTACAAAGACCATTACTAACAAGTCATTGACTTCAAACGTTGCAACCCTTACAACAGGATCAGCACACGGATTTGAGGTAGGACAGAGCGTAACAGTAAGCTCAGTTGATTCAACATTCAACGGTACTTACACAATTACAGCAGTCCCAAGCACAACTACATTCCGCTATGCAAAGACTGCTACAGATGTTACATCTACAGCAGTAAGCCCAGCAGGATCAGTACTTCGCAATCGTGGATACCTTGCAGTAACAGATTTTGATTCACAAGGATCAACATCTACATACAACGTTCCAGGTAACGAAGACTACAATGCAGATCTTCCAATTGACTTCATTATTGCGTCAACTGAGGATCCAACCGCTTAATTCACTAAGAAAGGCGGGCACTGAGCCGATGGTTTCGCAACTACGGTTTGTGCCCGCTTTTCTACTTAGAGACGAGATGAGGATATGAGTAATCTTTGGGTAACTCCAGAAGAGTTAGGTACATATACTAATTCTGACTATGCCTATGAAGCTTGTAAAACAGCATCGTTTCTTCTTTGGGGAATGTCTGGCCGCAAGTTTAGTGGTCTAACAACAGTAACTGAGCGCTATGTATCTTCGTATGACCCATACCTTCGCTCAGGTGGATCAAGTCTTACATACACACCAGTTTTAGTAGACGGCAATATTGTAAATATTGCATCTGGCGGATTTAATCGCTATGCAGATGATGATTTTCAGGGCGATGGGACATCAGCAAATTCTCGTGTGCGCCTTCGTGGACGCAAAGTAGTCAAGGTACATACTCTTCGTGACCTTGATGGAAATATTATTGAACCAAATAAGTATTATTTATCAGACCACTCCACTATTCTTGGAGTGCCTGGAGCGGGTTGGTCACCATCTCAGGTAGAGGTTACTTATACATATGGAAGTCCTCCTCCTACAGCAGGTCGTGCAGCAGCTCGTGTTCTTGCTACAGAGCTTGTGAAGCTCTACGAAGACGATGACACATGCGCTTTACCACAGCGTGTTACATCAGTCTCTCGTCAAGGCGTCTCTTACACAATCCTTGACAATCAAGATTTTATTGATGAATTAAAGACTGGTATCTATGCAATAGATCTTTTCCTTAAGACAGTTAATCCTGACAAAGCTCGTGCCCGTGCTCGTGTCTTTAGCCCAGACCAACCTCGTGCTCGTCGTATTACAGGAGCATCTCCTCTCTACCCACTTAGCGCATTTGATCTCTATGTAACTGCAGACGGTACTTCTAATCTTTATTATTTCTCAGAAATTAATGGGGACTTTTTGGATTCAGATAACAACTGGACTATTCAAATTGACTTCTCTGATATTAATAGCAACACAACTTCAACGATTACAAACGCTGGTGCTATCGATAGAACAGAAAATACAATAAGAGTAAGTGCTACTTATAAGCAAGTATTAGATGTAATAGGACCTCGTGACCCAGGAATTATGGATATGTATGCAGTACGTCCAAGTCTTGCAAACCCAGCTGTCGACGAGATTGTTCCACTTATTTCAGGTAATATTATTATGCAGCTTGGTGAACGAACAATCCCAATCTACACAGTTTAATAAAACAAAGGACAAGAGGACATATGGGACTAAACGTAGATCCAACAACAGTAGATAGTTCTGCTAAAAACTTAGCTAATTTAATGCAATCTGTCTTAAATCAAGTGATTGCTCAGTATGCTTCATACAATATGCCTTTGCCTGGACGTCGTTATTGGACTCTAGGATCTCCTGCAGTTGATTGCGAGCAAGTAACTGTTTCTATGTTGCAAATGTATTTAGGGTCTCCTGGAGACGAAGCTACGGCTCCTCGCAGATGCAATGATCCTCGTTCTGTTACTTTGCTTGTTCAAGTAGCTCGTGAAGTGCCTACAGTCGGTCAAAACGGCAGAGCACCTTCAGGAGACGCAATTCAAGATGGTGCAGAAATTTCTGCATATGACGCATGGATTCTGTTGGATAGCGCAGCTGAACTAGACCGTTGGGAAACTAATGGTGGCTTTGGTTTAGGAGTTATTGCAACAGTAGAAACCAACTCTCCAGAGGGTGGGTTTCAAGTAGTAACTATGACCCTAACATTGGCAGTTCCATAATGGAAAGAGTTAGAGTCAGAATTTACGACAATAGGTTAGATAAACTTATCAACGATCCTGATGGAGCTGTTGGAAGATATCTATCCAATAAAGGCGACCAAATTAAATCAATTGCTCGTAGCCGAGTAGGGGTTAGAACTGGTCGTCTAAAAGCAACAATACATAAGAGACACCTTAGAGATCCTAGGGGTCAATATATGTTAATTGGTAATGATGCCCCGTATGCGTTCTATCACCACGAAGGAACTAGACCTAGAGTAATTAGACCAACGAGCGGTAAAGCTCTTCGGTTTGTATCTCGTGGTCGAGTTGTTTTTGTTCATGAGGTATTGCATAAGGGTACAAAGCCTAATAAATACTTATTAGATGCTCTAGAACAAGCACTATAATTATCACAACGACAGAAAAGGAAAACCTATGACAACACGATTTAAAGATTTTGGATCGGGCGGCAACTCTAATAAAGAGCCAATCTCATTCAAACTCCACGAGCAAGAATTCTTGTGCTACCCAGCTTTGCAAGGAAAAGTATTGCTGGATATGGCTTCAATGTCTGGTTCACAGGATCCAGCAGCTGCAGCTAAGGTCATGTACGAGTTCTTTAAAAAGGCTATGCATGAAGAGAGTTATGCAAAGTTTTTAGCGCTTCTTGAAGACCCAAACACAATTGTCACAGTTGAGACTCTAGGAGAAATTGCTGGTTGGCTAACCGAGCAATATTCAGGCCGTCCTCAACAGGGGCCAGAGCTATCTGCGAGTGGGCAGTAGATATCTGGCCGTACATTAACGGAAAAGCTTTAACTCAAGGAATTAGATTGGAGGAAATGGAATTGTCTGACATGTTAGATGTACTGCACTACTACATGGAAGAAGACTATAACGTTTCTTCTCAAGAGCAGATAGATGCTCGATCTGATGTAAGAAAAGCTATCTATAGACATATGTACAACAAAGAATATAAATTCCCAGCTGGAAAAAATCATTCTAGAGTTACAGCTAGCGGACTAAATCTTGATGATGTTGTACCAGTAGATCCTCTAGCAGGACCTACGAAGTCGTATGTTCCACCAACAGACTTCAACCCTGATTCACAAAAGCCATTCGGAGATGTGTTAGACGCCCCTTTGGGTTAACAACACTAGAACATTTAGGAGGTGACGGTATATGGCAATAGTCGGTAGTGCAGAGATAATTGTCCGTGCCGTCACCAAAAATGTTAAAGATGATATCCGCAAGGGATTATCTGGTCTTGACGGTATTGGAAATGACGCTGGAGATAGCGTAGGAAATAGTTTTTCAAAAGGATTTGCAAGAGGTTTTGGAAGAAACGCTGGAGAACTTTTAGATGTTGGAAGAGTTCTAAAAGAAGCAGATGCAGCAAGAGAACAGTTTGCTAGTCTACAAAGAGCTTCGTTTGCTTTAGGAGCTGGTCTTACCGCTTTAGGTGGTGTAATCGGTGCTCTTGTAGGTGGAATAGGTATTTTAGCAATAACTGCAGCTGCAGCTAGCCCGGTTCTGGTAGGTCTTGGAAGTATATTTGCTGCAGTAGCTGTATCTGCTGCAGTTTTAAGGGGCGTATTTTCTG